GGACGCGCTTTCACCTTTCGGTGGTTCTGGGGCCTCGGCCCTTACAGGACTACGTCCCGAAAGTGTGTAAACAACACTTATTCCTCGTCGATATCGTCGAGGATTCCGTCTTTAAAGACGTCTTGCAGGAGCAATCCTGCTATTCGCCTCCCAACGAGGTGATGGAGGTGGAGTACCACCTTGGTGACTGGGTCACCCATTAACACACCACGTGATGTGTAAAATTTGTCAATAGGGCATCCTTCCCTATTGAGAGTCTCCACTTGACGTGGAGCACACAGTGCAAAATGCACTGTTTCTCGGTACCATTTCGGTACCCCTAACAGGTGCATAAACCTGTTTATCATAGCACCAGCTATGTAAGGGTCACAGTAATCTGTGGCCGACTCCCAGTCAGTGGACATCACTGACGTTTCAATATCTTTATTAAAGATAAAACTCGCACTGGGATTTTTGTGCGAGAGTCGCTTGAAGAAATTCCAAGCATGATTTGCGGCACCTATGCCGCTTTCACTTGAGGGCAACGCCTCAAGAATCTTTAGACCCATGTGAGAAAATGGGTGCAGCAACACTGCGTGTTGCAAAGACGATACTGTAATCGTCCGGTATTTCCCCAGTTCGGCAACTAGGGATATCCTGCATGACATGCAGTTGGTTTGATAGACTTTTGATCTATCTCGGAAAAGTCCACATGACCAGTGGAACAATCTCTCCCCAATTGGGGAGTCTTTGGTAAGTATCTTACCAGTTGGTTGACCTGTGTGCAGGTCGATCTCCGGGATCTCCGGATTTGCGCGAAGAACGCGCCTTGAAGCTTCAAGCTTCCCACCATCATTGGTGTTGGTGAAAAACTCACCAGAATCACTAAGTGATATTTTGGCCGTGCTAACGACCTCGGAGAAGAACTTCTCCCTATTCTCGGACCCTCCGATCCGAGTGAGAAGATCACTGTAGAGGTGATCCACTGACCTCGCAAGAGGTCCCTGAACTATGTTCAGTAACTCCTTCGACGAAGGAGTCTTTAATATGGAGACGGTTTTCTCCAATGTGCGGTCGTAGACCGCCCGGGGGGGCACCCCGGAAGCTCTCGTTTGCGAGAGTATCATGACCTGTAAATAGGTCAATGGGGTTTCACCCCGAATCAATGAGAGTGCAACTCTCATCGCAGATAGTTCCCTAGGAACTCGGACATCCGACATGTCCTTTATTGGATTAAATCCATTCATTTTTATCTCCTTACGGAGACGTTTGACCTTTTCGTAGGTCAGAACCCGATTGGGTTCGAGGTCCTTGAAATAATCATCAAGGAGTTGTGAGATCAAAGATCTCTGAATTTGGTCAATTCTTGACCAAGATTGGAATTCCGGTGAACCCGGAAAAGCAAGGACTACCTGCATCAGTAGTCCATCAACCGTAGCCAACAGGCTACGCAACCTCTGGACGGCCGGTCCAGAAATCTTCGAACTTTTAACGAGTCCGAAGGGTTCTCTTCCTTCACAGGAAGTATAGCCCGCCAAAAGACGGGCGAATTTCCGCTGGAAAGCGGATTCTTTGAACTTGCCTTTGGCAAGCTGTGGGTACCAATAGGTACCCTTCCTAAGAACAGCCAATGCTGTTCTCACATCAGGTAGCTTTTCAAAAACTACCCTCGACTCGAGACCAGTTAAGGCCCGAGGTAAAGAACATTCCCAGATGTTCTCAGCGTTGTGACAAACGCTAATTTCAGGGCAATCAATTTTGCCCAACAAGTTATTTGCAGTAAATAACAAGTTGACATCGAATAAACTCCGATGCACGTTCCTCTCCCCACAATGGCAGAGGTGTTCGCGAAACTTACCGTATCGCAAAACGGAAGTCCCCGGAAAG